AAGTCCAGCCGCGCGCGCGAGGGCCTCGAGCACCTGCTGGCCGGGTGGTGCGATCCTGGCTGGCATGGCAGCCGCCTGACGCTGGAGCTCAGCAACGCGCGCAGGATGCACCCGGTCGCGATCTGGCCCGGCATGAAGATCGGCCAGATGGTGTTTCACCGGATGGATGGCATCCCCCACCGCTCCTACGCGGTGACCGGCCGCTACTGCAACGATCTGACCGTCACCGCCAGCAAGGGCTAAGCTGACCCCGGAGCGAGAAGTGGACCGCCCCGGTCTAAACAGCCGGGGCTTTCTGCTGGGTGATCGCGCTGGCCACCTTCGCCGCCATCGCCGCAGCCGCTTCGTCCATCAGATGCGCATAGCGGGCGGTGGTCTGCGGGCTGGCGTGGCCGAGCAGCGCACCCACCTGCGGCAGCGTCAGGCCCGCGGTGGTGATGGCATAGGACGCATAGGAGTGGCGCAGGTCGTGGACGCGGAGGTTCTTGATCTTGGCCGCCTCTAGCAGCTTGTCCCAGAGATACCAGTATCCGATGAGGTGGCCGTCGCCGTCGCCGGCGATGATCCACTCGGTGTTCGACCTGCGTCTCAGCTCTCGTAGGATGAGACTCGCCGCGGGCGGCAGATGCACCTTGCGCTCATCGTCCTGGCCGCCGGTCTTGTGAGCGTCGGGGGGCAGCGTCAGGATCGTTGCATCCTGATCGAGCCACTCCCAGCGCGCCGTCATGATCTCGCGCACCCGGCACCCGGTCAGCAGCAGCAGGCGGATCAGCTGCGCAAACCGCCACCGCACGCCGGCCTCGGCGAACGCATCCAGTGCGGCCAGCAGCCGCTCGAGCTCCACGCGGGATAGGTAGCGCTTGATCTTGCGCTCACCGTTCGCTTGGATGCCCTTGCACGGGTTGGTGCCCTTGGCGCGGATGCCCCACAGCTCGGCCAGGTTGATCGCCTTGCGCAGCACCGCCAGCGCGCGGTTCTGCTGGCCGCGCGGCAGCTCCTCGAGCATGTCGATCACCTGGATGGTCTGCAGCGTGGCGACCTTCTCGGCGCCGATGCGCGGCAGGATGTGGTTCTTCCACAGCACGGCGTAGCCAGTCTTGGTGCTCGGCCTGACGCGGGTGGCGTAGTGCTTCTCGGTGACCATCTCGGAGAGCTCGCGGATGGTCTTGCCCTGCCGCAGCAGCTGCTTGTCGGTGCCGGGCGCCTCACCCTTGGCGACAGCCGCGAGGATCTTGATCGCCTCCTCACGCGCCATGGTCAGGCTGACCACCTCGGCCCGACCGATCTTGTGGGTCTGCTGCTTGCCGGAGGGCTCGCGGTAGCGCACGTAATAGGTGCGGACGCCAGTGGGCAGGACCATCAACCCGAGGCCTGAGATCTTCCGATCGGGCTGCCATTCGCGCTTCATCGTGGGCTCTCCATTCGCGCACTATTCGCGCAGATTTGCGCGAACGGCGGTGAATCTGCGCGAACGGGCGTGAACAGGTCAAGGGCAAACTATGTGACGAATCAGACCATTAGCGAAGAATCGTGAACACAAATGAGATCAAAGTTCGCCTCTGAAAATCGCAGTGTCGGTGGTTCGATTCCGCCCCTGGGCACCAAATAACCCCGCAAAATCAGCCCCTTAGACAGACAGCCCCGACGGGCTTGAGAAGCTCGCCGAGGCCATTTGCGCACTATTCGCGCAGCGCTCAGATCTGCGTCGGCTGCAGCGCTGCCCTGCGCAGCCGGTGGATCTTTCCGGGCGCTTCGGCGGGGTCATCGAGCTGGATCATGCGGAAGTCATCGAGCCCGTGTGTCTCGGCGAAGTGCTGCGCAGCGATGTGGGTGGCGAACGGCCCGACGTGCCAGGGGCCGATCTCGATGGCGTAGGTCATTTCAGGGAAGGGTTGCGTTCGGCAGCCGTGAGGCTGGGGTGGTCGTCGTCGTCATCCTCGGGCAGATCGTCGGGGATGTCGTCGTAGTCGGGGTCGAGTTGGCGGATCATGCCACCAGATCCTCGATGGCTCGGATTGCGGCTTTGATCTCGGCCTGACCGGGCAGGTCGTTGCAGGTCAGGTAATCGAGCGAAGCGTAGAGGGCGGTGAGGGTCTCGCGCTGGTAGGTGGTGAGCATCGGAGTGGGTGGCTGTCGATGTGTGAATCCTACACCACCGGCGGGGGAGCATCCCCAATCGGGTCAGCGCGTTCACAATCGTTCACACAGGTTTCCGTCGCTACCGTGGGCCAAGCCGGGGCCACGCCCATGCGCGCGCACATCGCCGAGATCACCGCCAAGGTGATCATCCGCAGCGACACCGACCCCGACCAGCTCCCCGCCGACCTCTACAGCCAGATCGCCGAGTTCATCCACTCGGAGGATGACCTCCTCGACCTGGCCATCGAGCTGTTCACCCTGCCCGAAGACATCGGTGGATCGGCACCACATTGACGAGACGCGGCTGGTCACCCGCAGGTCAGCCCGCGATCAGATCCACTTGGCCTGGAACTACCGCTGTGCCTACTGCGGCGATCCGCTGGGCCGGAGCCCCACGCTGGACCACGTGGTGCCCAAGGTCCACGGCGGCCTGACGGTGCGGGAGAACCTGATCAGCTGCTGCCTCATGTGCAACAGCCAGAAGGGTCACAAGGACTGGATCGCCTGGTATCGCGCGCAGCCGTTCTGGTCCGCGATGGGCGAGTGGGCGATCGCGCGCTGGGTGGCCGGAGACTGCTAGTCTTCCAGTCCAACGATTCAATCGCTGGGCATTCCGCAGTGTGGAGGCTGCGGTGAGGCGTGCAGGCGCGAGAGCCGGCGCCACCTCCACACCCCAATCACGGCAGGATCTTCGACGCCAGCCAGAGCGCCAGGCCGCACGCCACGGCGTAGCCCACCAGCAGCTCGATCATCAGGGGCAGCGTCATCAGTCGGGCAGCGGATTGATCACGGCATGATCGCCGATCACGCTCAGCGCTGCACGGTTGTAGGCCTGCGCCGCCTCGAGCTCGGTGGCGAACATGCCGAGGTAGTAGCGCCGGCCCCGGTAGCCCAGTGCAGCGCGCCATGGCAGCTTCGGGTTGGTGCTGCGTGAGACGCCTCTGTACGGGCTCGAGGCGTTGGCGCGCCGTGGCCGGTTGGCCAGCGAGAGGTAGTAGGCCTCGCGGGTGGTCGTGCAGTTGAAATACCCCATAGGGTCAGCGAGCGAGAAGGTGGTCTAGGTAGATCTCGGCCTGCCAGAGGTCGCTCGAATACCTGCAGTAGCCGTTGGCGCAGCTGCGGTAGTAGAGCTCCCCACCACCAGCGGGCTCGAGCGTTTCGATGTAGCCGGTGCCGCGGTCAGTGCGGCTCAGGACGATCGGCGGGTTCATAGATGTCACACCGCGCGGCAAACCTGCCACCAGTCTGGCGAGCCTCAGGGAAGCCGAGCGTGCAGGCCTTGCGGGCCGGTTCCCACTGCAGGCAATCCCAGCACATCCGCGGCGAGCTCGCCGGCCGGATCCGCAGCACCGCGGCCTGGTAGATGCGCTGAGCGCGAAGCAGCGCCTCCTGCAGCTGGATGGTGCCCGTGTCAGCCTCCAGCTGGTGCTCGGCTCTGGGGCCGAGGTTCACCCGACAGTGCCACGTCCGATCTGCACGATCGCAGAACAGCAGCAGCCGGCCGGCGTGGAGGCTGATCATTCGAACTCGCCGTAGGCCGGTGAGTGATAGAGCCGCTCGAGCAGGTGCGAGGCCGGCTCATCCTGCTGGCCGCTGGTCACGTAGCAGGCGACCTCATCGCGCTGGTCCGCGGCGACGAACACCTCGGGCCAGTGCAGCTCCTTCACCACCACCAGGCTGGTGCGGTGGCTGTGCACCAGGATCCACAGCGCCAAGCGCTCGATCAGGTTCAGGCTGGGCAGCTGCATCATGCCTCCAGTTTGCCGATCAGCCGGCGGAGATACCACTGCGCCTTGGCGGCATTCACGGCCGGGTCGCCCTTGTCCCACATCCTCAGGATGTAGCGCAGGACGTGGCCCTGGCAGTTGGCCAGCACCGGGTCAGGTGCGCGGGCGATGGCGGCCTCGATCACGTCGATCGCTTCCACCGGCCCGTGCCGGTAGTGATCTGGGTTGATCTGGTCGGTCATTCGGTGAGCTCCCAGTAGTGGCTGGCCAGTTTCGTCACGATCTCACGCGCGGCGATCAGTTCATCGAAGAACTCCTGCGTCACGGCGTACTCAGTGCCGCGGTGGCCGCAGTCGTAACACTTGCGGCGCTGACGGCGGACCTGGCCGTCATAGCTGCGCTCGGAGTTGTCGCACCTGAAGCGCCCACCACACTGCGGGCACTTCATCTCGGTGAACGGGCTGGGCATCACCGCCACCGGCCGAGCAGCTGCTGGCGGCAGACCTCGATCGCCTGCTGCGCCTGCTTCTGCGTCATCACCGACTCGGTGGCGTCGATCGCGCGCACCACGTTGTCCAGCAGCTCGGGATAGTCGGTGTCGCGGAAGTTGGCCGCCATCTCCAGCGCAAACTCCTGCCAGAGCCCCGTATAGGTGCAGCGGAGCGGGTGGCCGTAGGGCAGATCATCGCGGCCGCTGCGCTCGTAGAGGGCCTCGAGCATGTCGGCGCGCTGCTGGTCGAGTTGGACGCGGTTCATGGTTCTAGGTGTTGGCGGAGGTAGAGCAGCTCGGCGCAGAGCTGCTCGCGGTTGCGGATGCCGGCCACGGTGCGCAGCTGATCGATGCGGATGTCGATCAGGCTCATCAGCCGGTGGCGCTCATCCTGCTGGCCCTGGCGGTAAGTTCCGCTGTCGGTGATCAGCTGGCTGATTCTCGCGCGCATGTCGGTCATCGGGTGCCCTCCAGTTGGCCACGCAGCCACTCGGCCGCCGAGTAGACGCCGTTATGGGGGGACAACTGTCGTTCCTGAGCCTCGGCATCTATCCAGCGGGCCACCTCGCGGATCGCGGCGCGGGCTTCGGGCTCCCAGTTGATGGGCTCATCGTCTTGGCCGATGGCGCGGGCCACTCGGTCCACCAGCGTCGCCATCACACCACCTCCACGGCAGCACCGGGCCAGCGGGCCTCGGCGTAGCGGATGGCGGCGCGCTTCGTCTCGGCCTGCGTGATCCACGTCATAGGCCGGGCGCCCTTGGGATAGACGATCAGCCGGAACTCCTTCGTGCGCGCCTTGGGCCGCGGGCGGCTGATGCCTTCGCCGTGCTGGCTCTGGTTTGGTTCGTCCTGCCACTGCCACGGCAGCATTGCTCCGGTGGTCTTAGCCATGGGTGATCGGGTGGGTAACGGTTTCGGAGTCCAGCCATTCGAGCTCAGACCACCACTGCAGCCACGTGTCGGCGGCGATCAGCTTGGCCTCGGTGAGGCTGTGGGCCAGCACGCACTCGAGCACGTTGGCGCTGCGGATCTGAAAGTAGAAGCGGCGGGGGGTCATTCGGGCAGCGCCTGTAGGGCGCGGCGGATTGTGTCGGTGATCTCGGGTAGATAGTGCGCGTCGCGCTCAATAGTGCCCAGCATTTGCAGTGCAATGCTGTTCAGCGTTTGAGGTTTGGGGCGGCGTGCGGCGCGGAGATCGGACACAACATCGATGACCTCCGACACGACATCAGAAGCAAACCACTCACAGCACGCCTCCAGCTCCTGGTCGGCGCCCCATTGGGCGGCGCGGCGCGCAATATGAAATTCATAGAGCCAGTCGCGTTCGTCGTAGCTTTTTTCCTCAGCCCACTGCTCCATGAGTTCGCGAGGTGGGGTGATGGGGTGGTCAGTCATGGCTTCAGCGGCAGGTGTTCGGCTGCGCAGTTGTGGTGCGCCTTGACGGTCTCCTGTTTGGCGGAGTCGTAGCCGGCGGCGTAGAGGCAGGCCAGCAGCACGACAACGGCGACGCGGTTGATGATGGGATTGGTGAGCATCATGCGAGCGCCTTGCGGACGCGATAGCGGGACAGGTTGAGGCGGGTGGCGATCTGCTGCTGGCTGAGGCCGGTGCGGCGCAGGACGCGCACGCGGCGATCATCTGAAGCGGTCAGCCAGTCGATCACGGCGACCAGAAGCAGCATCGGGATCAGCAGCTTCCAGATCACCAGGAGAGCGGTGGTGAGCATGGGTGGAGAAGCGGTGGCCTCGTCGGCCGTGCGCTAATCATGGCCCACCGCCGGCAGCGCATCATCCCGGCTGTGACAGTTCTTCACATTGCCGCGGCTTTGGTCCCACCTGCCCCACCTCCACGTGGCTCAGCGTCAGCGTCACCGGCACCCGCAGCACCGGCTTGCTCGCGTGCCCCGAGCACCACCCCACCGCATAACGGCTCACCTCCGCCTCGGCCGTGAACCATGCGTGGCCGCAGTCCAGGCACACACGCCGGCGCACCGTCTGGTCGGCAGGCTTGCTATTCGTCACCGCTGCCCGGTGGCGGGGGCAGCTGCACTTCGGGCAGTTCATGGGCACCATGGGGCAGTCCGCCCCAGAAAAATGGATTTCGGTCAGTGGCTGGCGGTTGAGATCCCGCCAGAAAAACAGTTCCAGATCGAGGCCGACTGCCGCCGGCTGGAGAAGCATCCCCAGGCCGGCAGCGTCGCCGCTCAGCTCCTCCGCCAGTGCTACCACCAGCAGGAGATGCTCCAGGCCGCGGTCAATGAGATCGCGCGGCTGGAGCTCGAGCTGATGTGATCAGAACAGATCGGCTTCGGTGATCTCGCTCACCACGCCTCCCGTGGCCTGCGCAAGGCTGGCAGCAGCAGCTGGTGCCACTGCAGCATCCTCGATCGCCTTCTGCACCTTGTAGTCGGGCTTGGCCACGATGCTGAGATACTTCACCCCGCTGCTCGCGGTCTTGGCCCATCCGCTCAGCCGCACCGGGATCTCCTGCCGATCCCCTTGGGGCTGGGCATTCATCAGGTACTGGGCCAGCGCATAGGCCTGGTCGGCGGGCACATTCAGCACGCCATCAAACTCGGGGTAGTTCTTGCCGGCTTCGTAGCGGTCGCCCATCCGCTTCTGCCAGTCGGCAGCGGATTGCTTGAACAGTGCACCATTCACAGAGAAGCTCATCGGTTGGGTTGCGAGGGATTGTTAGGCAGGCCGCGCAGGTTGCGCTGTTCGTAGGCCACGACCTCATCCACGGGGTAGAGGACGCGGCCGCCGATCTTCACGAAGCGCGGCCCTCGGTTCTGGCTGCTGCGCCAGTTATCGAGCGTGCTGAGCGAGACGATATTCCGCCATCGAGCAGCCAGCTCGCGCGGGGTCAGATACTCAGAAGATGTCATCGTTCGGATCCTCTCCCACGGGCTCAGCGGCCACGGTCGGCTTCGGTTGCTTGATCTTGGCGTTCAGGTCTTCCAGCGTTGCCTTCGGCAGTTCAGGCTCGGCCGCGCGCACCGTCACCGGCTGCACGTCCACCACCTCCTCCTCGGTCTGGATGCCCACCAGCAGCTCGGGGATGTAGAGCCGGCCCCAGAATGCCGCGGCCCGGTAGCGGATCATCAGGTCGGGCATGGTCTGCCACTTGCTGCCGCTCTTGGTGGCCCACCCTTCCTTCTTCGCCATCGCCATGCTCACCACTGGCCCTTTCAGGTCGGCGCCGCTGGCCAGCTCGGTGGCCACGCAGTAGCAGGCCAGGCTGTCGCTGGTGCCGCTGATCTCGTAGCGCAACGGGCTGAAGCGGCCGCAGCCGTTGATCAGGCCGATGATGAACTGGCTCGACCAGCTAGGCCGGCCGTGGATGATGTGGAGGTTCTGCATCACCTGGAACGGGCTCATCCGCATCCGGCTGGCGATCTCCAGCGCCACCAGACAATTCGCGAAGCCGTTCTGCCCCTGGAACTGAGGCGGGATGAGTGTCGAGCTGGCCAGCGCCTTCGCGATGCGTTGCGCATCCTCGAATGCCTGGATGCCTGAGAACACCGAGCCGCTCGAGCTGGTGGTCAGTGCTGTGGATTCGGTCATGACTTAAGGGCCATCAGGATGAAGAAGGAACCGGCCGCCGCTGTCGCCAGCGATGCGTCGGTCAAGTGTGAGAGGAAGATCGCGCCGCACCAGGTGGTGATCGCGATCAGGGCCAGGTTCGCGAGCTGGTCCATCAGAAGGTCTCGATCTGTTCGGCCGGTGCCGCCGGCACGCTGCCATCGGCCCGCGGGCGCATCCACGCCGGCAGGCTGATCGTCTCGATCTGATCGCTGTAGGCCGGCCAGTAGTCGGCATCGCGGCACTCGGCCAGCAGCAGCATGTCGCGCGCAGCAGTCACCTGCCCGGCCGCCACCATCTCCGCATCGGCGGCGTAGACGGCCACCGCATGGGGCGCCTTTTTCTCCACGCAGATGAAGATGAACTGCTCCGGCCGGCGGCCTGTCGCGCGCTCGAGGCCGTCGAGATACCAGCTGGCCTGCACGTGGTAGCGGAAGTTCGCGATCGACTTGCTGAAGCCTGCCGGGCTCGCATCCTCGGTCGTCTTCAGGTCCACGATCAGGCTGCCGTCATCGAGCAGCCAATCGGGCCGGCACTTGCACTCGAGCCCCGTGGCCTCATCGGTCCACATGTGAGTGGTCTCAGCCTTGCCCGGCAGCCCCAGCAGGTAGGCCGCAGCCGGGTGGCCATGCACCGCGCGGCCCATTGCCATCACCAGCTCGGCGTCGGTACGGCTAATCACCGTACGGCCCACGCTCTCGGCCTCGAATGCGGCCCACGCA